CTTGCCCGAGCCGGTGGGCAGCACCAAGCAGGGATTGCCGGTGGCGTTGTGATCGAACCAGTCGTAGAGCTGGTCTATTGTGCGTTGTTGGTAATCACGGAGCATTCAGGATTCTCCAAGCGGCGGCTGCGCAGGCTGGGACTTGTCCGTTGCCAAGGGCTTTAAGTCTGTCCATCCCAAAGGCCACCCCATCAACCATTCGACCCACATCGGGTTCAGGCGGCCATCCGTCCGGCGCTCCGATTCCGCTACTTGCGTTATCAGCGGTTCCGACCCTATGGAATTCTTCATTCTTGCCCCCCCCCGCACCGTCCTGCTGTCGCGCCTGATTGGCGTTGGCCATGTCCTGAGCGCCGTTATCAGGCCATCCCCACTGGTCGCGCTGGCGCCTTTGCGGTTGTAGTTGCCGCAGACCGTCGGCGTCGGCCATGGCCTCATCAATACTTGAGCCGATAATTTTGGCTCCCCTCGGCTGTTCCATTTCCCAGCCGCCCTGTTTGCTGAATCGTCCGCTACTGGTGTTTGCCACAAGCCAGAATCTGTCCCTTTGATGCGGCGCCCCAACATCGGCAGCTCCCAGCACTGTCCAGCGGCAGTCATACCCGAGCGCGGCCAGGTCACTGAGGACTCGCCCAAGTCCTCGAGTAATGAGGGCTGGGCTGTTCTCCACGAAGACGTATCGGGGCAAAACCTCGCCAATGATCCGCGCCATGTGCCCCCACATTCCTGACTTGGTTCCGTCAATGCCTGCGCCTTTTCCGGCAACGCTAATGTCCTGGCACGGGAAGCCGCCAGCCACAATGTCAACAATGCCGCGCCATGGTTGTCCGTCAAAGGTTTGCACGTCATCCCAAATTGGGAAAGCCGGGAGACTGCCATCGTTTTGTCGTGCCACAAGGACGGCCTGGGCATAGGGCTCCCATTCAACGGCGCAGACGCATCGGTGTCCAAGTTGTTGGCCGGCCAGGATTCCTCCGCCAGCGCCAGCGAATAGATGAAGCTCATTCAATTCCCCAGCCCCAGCAACTCCCGGCTAGCATAAACATTAGCATCCCCCTCCCCATTGGCGACTTCCCGCCCGTCAATGACATAGATTGCCGTCCAAGCATCCGGCCCATCCATCCGCTGCCAGGGCACTAGGTCGGGATGCAGCACATGGCTGTCGCAGCCGGTGTACTGCGTCTCAATCGGGATAACGCTGCGGTCGAATCGTGCGCATGTCCAGTGCGCATCGCTATCTGGCGTTGAGGGCTCGGCGGTGCTGTGCGCACAGGTGCGGCAGTTGACTTCCTTCGTTTTCTTGCTGCCGTGGCAAAAATCATGCGCTGCGCAGAACTTGCACTCGTACCATGCTGGATTGCTGGACAAGGGCTCAGGCATCCTGTCCGCCAGTGCGATGCGATGCCCTCGAGCAATCAGGCGCTCGGCCTCGGTGCGGCTGTAGCGCAGGCGCTCGGTGTAGATGCGGTCATCATCTTTGCAGACTGCAAAGTACAGGGCGCGGTCGATGTTGGTGCCGGCCATGTAGACCTGCATCTGGGCGGCATGGACCGGCTTGGATTTCTCTACGCCGTGCTTGACCAGATCGTCAAACGATTTCTTGGAATGCGTCTTGGCTTCGAAGATATGCCGAGCCTTCGGCGCACCAGGGACGCCAGACTCAATGATGCCGTCCAGGCTGCCGGAGACATGTGAGCCAAAGTCCACCCGGGCCTGGGCTCCCTCGGTGCTGTGTATCTCAATCCCAATGCTTTTAAGGTCTGCCGCTATCGTTGCTTCTTCCATCCGGCCCCGCCGAAACATGCGCAGGATTCGACCAGGAAAGGGCTCACGCACAGCCCAGCGGAAGGACAGCCACAGCCACCTATCACAGGCGTGGCCAAGTTGGCTGGCGCCGAGGTGCGACCTGGGTAGCTCGACCTGGCGCTCGTGGGCGGCGTCAATAGCCGCGGCCACCTCGTCGGGGATTGGGATTGTAGACATTAGGTGGCCTCGGGCTCGGGTTGGACAGGCTTGACCCAGGAGACTTCGCAGCCGCCGTAGTACATTTCCACCGTGTTGAAGTCATGCTCTTGGTAGTCAAAATCCATTCGGAGTGCAACCCAAGCGATTACGGCTTGTTCAATCTCTTCTTTGCTTAACTTGATAATCATGATGTAAGTCCTTGTTTTGTAAGGTAAAAGCGTGACAGGTTCCTAGATTTATCTGTCACGCCAGGGTTTGCTATCTCACTTCGCCCAAGGCGGCGCAGCCTTAGCGCCAGCAGCTGGAGCCGCGGGCTTGCTTGCTGCGGGCATTGCCCCGCCGGCGATGGTGGCGAAGTCTTTGACCTCGTTGCCCTCGCCGTACTGCTCCGACTGCGTGACGTTGAGCTTGATCTTCAGTTGCCCGCCAATCAGTTGGTCGGTGTCGTTTACCTTCGCCAGGCCGATGGCCCGCATCAGGCTGTTCAGCTGCTGCCGTCCGATCTCTTCCGCTTTCGGATTCGGGTTGCTGATGTTCAGATTCCCGAAGATCGTGCGGCCCTGGTGCGATGGCCCGGTAATGTCGTACTTCAGGCTGATGTATCGGCCCGTGCCGGCCTTGGTGTCTTTGACCGTTGCCTGCGTGATCGCTGCCGTATACCAGCCGGCGGGCAGGGGCTCGAAAGACTTGCCCATGGGCAGGTCTGCTGCAACGTAGTCTTGTCCGAGAGTAGCCATGATTTATTCCTTGGTGATTGAAAAAGACGGGCGGCCCGCCGTGGTGGTGATCGCGCCCAAGAGCGGGCGCGTGATGGATTCATCGGCTGATTTCCAGGCCGAGGAATTGATTTCCGGCTTCCACCGGAAGAGCGAGCCAAGGTGCTCGGCCAAGCCGGCCTCGGCGGCGATCGCTTGCAGTTTGTCCGAGTCAATCTTGTGGTTCAGGCGGCCAGCGATCTTGACCGTGTAGCCGGCGTTCATGAAGGTCTTGGTGCCCTCCATGTCCTTGGCAATCTTGAACTGCTCAATCATGGCGTCCTCTACCACCCGGCGAGCCTCGGTTGCCAAGCGCTCGGCTTCCTTACATGCCAACCAGACGGCGATCATTTCGCACCGCCGATTTTGCTGATGATGTGGTACAGGTCTGGCGTTTCCCAGGCGCTCAACTTGCCGCTGCGATCCTTCGCCAGCCACAGGCCATCCGAGTCACACATGAGTGCCCGTTGCGACACGCCCTCGGCGTCCTTCTCGACTCGGAGCGCCAAGACTTCGTCAAAGAAGTAGGGCAGCGCCTGGCCGGTCTTGTTACCAGGCATGGATGGCGAATAGAGCACCCGGCCCATCTCGTCTTGGGTCTTCTCCAGCTTCGCCGACATGTAGACGTGGCGGCCAGCCAGATCGCGGAAGGCCCGGATAATGTCCGCCATCTGTTCTTGCATCGCGCCGTAGGCAGCGCGTGGGTCTTTGTTGCTTTTCTTCTCGGCGTTGAGAACCACCTCGGCGATCTCCGAGATAGAGTCCAGCGCCACGCTCTGATAGTCCTTGGCCTCGTGGCTGTCTCGCAGCCAGGAGTAGGCTTCCATCAAGGTGGCCATGCTGGTCACTTCGATGTAGGGCAGGTTTGCATCCTGAATGCTCAAGAGCCCGCCCTCGGCGCTCAGGATGATTGGCGCTGGCAGGGTTGCCGCCAGGGTGGTTTTGCCTGCGCCAGCTTGGCCGTAGACGAGGATCTTGGCGCCGTTGCTTGCTAGGCTGGCGGTGGTTTTTAGGTTGATGGCCATGTTGTCCTTCTGTTGCAGCACTCGTCGGGAGATCCGTTCAGTGCATAGAAGAATAGTACCATGCTTTTTTGAGGTTGTGGTACACTTTTTTTCGATCTTCACCAACTTTTTTTCAGGAGTACGCTTTATGATGACGATTGAGCAGATCATCGCTGGGCTGCAAGACCGCAAGGTCAGAGTCGTTGCAGCAGCGACAGGGCTGCACTACAGTACCGTTCTTGCCCTGCAGCGCGGGCGCTCCAAGCGGCCACGCATCACCGCGATCCAGCGGTTGTCGACCTATCTATCCAAGGCTCCAGCCAATGGCAGACCTGACTAGCATCTTCGGCGGCGTCTACGCTCTCCCCGAGCCCAAGAGGGTAGAGCCACCAGACGAGCAGCTGCGGGAGGCAATGATTGAGGCGGGTCTGGAGCCGCCAGAGGCGATCTACCTAGACGGCAAACTGCACAGGTTCAACTCTGGCACTAAGGGCACACCAGGCCACAGCAAACCCGGTTGGTATGTGGCCTTCGGTGACGGCGTGCCGGCAGGTCGCTTTGGCTGCTGGCGGGCAGGCATCGAGCAGGCCTGGCAGGCAGAGATGGGAAGGAAGCTCACCATTGCCGAGGAGCTCGCGCATACCCGGCGAATGGCCGAGGCCAAGGCAGCGCGAGAGGCCGAGCAGGAGCGCAGCCAAGCGGTGGCCGCCAGTACGGTTGATGCGATCTGGACAGCAGGCGGCGCAGCGAGTGCCGATCATCCGTATCTGGCGCGAAAGGGAATCACGCCCAACGGTGCCAGGATCACCGGAGACGGGCGGCTGATGGTCCCGCTGTACGGCTCCGAAGGTGATCTGGCCAGCGTGCAGTACATCGCAGCCGATGGCGAGAAACGCTACCACCCCGGCGGCGCTACTGGTGGCAAGTTCTGGATGCTGGGCGAGCCTGGTAGCACCATCTACATTGCCGAGGGCTTCGCTACTGCGGCCACCATTCACCAAGCCACCGGCAAGGCCTGCGCAGTGGCGTATAGCGCCAGCAACCTAGTCCCGGTCACTGGCGCACTTCGGGAGCGGTTCGGCGCACAACAGGACTTGGTGATCGTTGCCGACAATGATGCGAGCGGCGTGGGTCAAAGGTACGCCGAGCAGGCCAGCGCCAAGTATGGCGCCAGGTCGGTGATGCCGCCCGCGGCCGGGGACGCCAACGATTACGTTCAGGCTGGCAATGATCTGGCGGCGCTGCTTGAGCCAGCGGTAAGCGACTGGTTGATGCCGGCGGACGAGTTCTCCCGCCAGCCTGCGCCGATTCGGTGGATGGTCAAAGGATGGATTCAGCAGGCCGCATTGATTATGGTTCACGGCCCGAGCGGCGGCGGGAAGACCTTCACGGTCTTGGATTGGTGCCTGCGTATGGCCCAGGGCCAGCAGGACTGGTTCGGCAGCCGGGTCACGCCAGGGGCGATTGTCTACTTGGCGGGTGAGGGCCACCATGGCCTGCGCAGCCGGATAGCGGCCTGGAAGGAGCACCACGGGAATGGTCAGGCTCTTAATATGTATTTGAGCAAGAGCGGCTGCGATCTAGATACTCCAGAGGGCTACCGCAAGGTCTCCGAGCACATCCGGGCGCTCCCCATCAAGCCCGCCATTATCACGATAGATACCCTGCACCGCTTCAATTCCGGCGATGAGAATTCATCCCAGGACGCCAAGGCGATGTTAGATGCCTGCGCTATGTTAATGGCTGAATTCAATTGCACCATCATACTAGTCCACCATACTGGCGTATCTGAGGAGACTCAGCACAGGGCTCGGGGCTCCAGCGCCTGGCGTGGTGCGCTGGACATTGAGATCAGCATCGTGCCGGCCAAGGGAGACGCGCCGATGGAGATTATCCAGCGCAAGAGCAAGGACGCCGAGTTGGCGGCTACCTTATATGCTACGCTTGAGAAAGTGATTATTCCAGGGTGGTTTGATGAGGACGGCGAGCCGGTGACGAGCGCGGTGCTGGTGCAGGCGGGCGAGCCCACCAAGACCGCCAAGCGCAAGCTGCGCAGCACCAACGCGAACGTGGCTTGGGAGGCGTTCAAGACGCTCAACGCCAGGCTGGTCGCTAGGTCGGAATGGAGGCAAGCGTTCGATGAACTGTCAGAGTTGGAGTCTACGAACAGCAAGAAGCAAGCGTTCGCCAGGGCCGTTGTGGAGCTTCTGGAGCGTGGCGAGATGGTCGAGGAGGAGCCC